AAGAGTTCACTCATATGAAGATAAAATTCTTGTTTAGTTATCATAGTAATACTCCATGTAATATTTGGGCCGTTTTGCCCCTTGATTCTATAAATAAAGGTGCTAAAATATAAATATTAGAGGAATTTGACCTATTTTGGTCTAACTGGTATATTGGCCCTTACGATCTTATGGGGCGATCTATACATGTTAGGTATGGTATCAGACTTCATCTCTGGTCCCATATATATATACCCAAAGCCACCATCGGCGGCATGAACTATCAAGCCATTAGAGTCTCGGTTCTTAACAGTATATATACCAGCATCAGTCATGTACTGCTTATCGCCACTCTCTCCTATATAGTAATTACCAGAGCGGCCAATAACCTTAATTCTATCTCCATTAGTAAGAGACTTCCAATCCTGAATTTCTTCAAATTTCTTTGGCTTCTTAATCTTGGGCGACTTCTTACTTTTAGAGTTAGCCCCGATTACAAATTCAGTATTACAATGCTTACAGGTATGTGACCTAGCACCATTAATACCATTACAATTCTTACAAAGTTTCTGTCCACGCTTAACTTTCATATTTTCTCCCTTCACTGACTATAGCTACTTTGGCGATCTCAAAGATTTGAGTGATACAAATCCAGTATACCACAATTATCGGCAAGGTCAAGAGCAAAAATTTAGCCCAACTCACTGACTATAGCTACTTTGGCGATCTGATTATATTAGGTAGGACTAAGGATCGTTAATTTATTATGTTCATTATCAAACTTGACAAAATAACTACTGCTGATATACTTACCTTCAATACCATCAACAAGACGCTTACTATATATATTAACGCGCCACCGGTCATCGTATACGTTCATGCTCTTGCAAAAGATATAATCTGAAGGCTTATCTACGTGGCTGAATATTACATCGCACGGAGTAACACCATAATCATTAGTTTTCGTAACAGGAACATAATCTGTGGTATTTGTCTTTTTTGCCATATATTCTCCTAAGTAAAAGTCGCTGACTGTATTGCAATATGTTGATCCCGATTATTCGGGAGGGACAACCCCATTTGCCCAGCTTATCTAAATCTCGTATATTATCTATTTTACCAATCTTACCAACCTACGCATCCTCTCCATTGTACCATATCGACACACTCGACGCAAGTACTTGAGGAATAAGGACTTACGTTCACTATCGTATAAACTTGACGTAACCTCTTGAAAATAAAAGACTTATAGATTGCGGGGCGGGCCGCGTTCGCCCTAAACCCTTGTGGCTAAAGGACTTAGAACGAATCACGATCATAGAGAGTCGAAGTAGGCTTTCGCCTTATTCATCTCACCTTGGATGCCTTGGTGAACGGGCGTATCCCTGTTTACCTTTTCGTATTCTTCAATAATAGGCGGCTCATAATCTACGGTTACAAAGCCCGCGTTATCTTCTAGGTAGTCCATATCAACTTCGCCTAAAAGTTCGTGGAGTTCGTCGGGGTCTTTCGCCTCTACTACAAACTTGGCCTGTTTAGCCTCTACATAGTTCATCGTTACTTCATACTTTGGCATATTATATATCCTTTTATAAAGTTAGCGAGAGCGGGGAAGGGGGTTTCCCCCCAATCCCCAACCCTCCCACTAACTAAGCGGTAAGAGCGAAAACCTTTTCGTAATCCTTGTCCGTAAAGGTATCAGCACGACGCAGGATCGTAGCCCAGCGGTCTGCGGAAGTATCCAACAGACTGCCAGCGATCTCATCGAATCGCACCCAAGTCTTATTATCAAACACCTGACCCGCACGGGTTAGACCGTTGATGATACCGAACAGGTTACGCTCACCAGATTCCATAGTAACATACTGATCCAGAAACTCCGTAGCCTCACGCTTCGTCAGTTTGTAATCCGACGATACCGCAGCCACAATACCCTTGATGCTAGCCTTGCCAGTATCCATCGCACGGGTAGCGAGGAACGTCTTGATACCCGGAGCGAGCAAAGGAATCTGATGCTGGATATTCTTAGCGATTTCCAACTTGAGACTATCAAGGTCGATATTACCACGGTGGACACGGCGAATCTTCTCGCCAGCAGTCTGACCCCAGATGCAACCGTTCATGCAAATCGCACGAAACAGGCTAGGCGTCTGACTAATCCGGCGAGTACCGATCTCGCAGTTACCAACACTAATCATACCACCGTAATCACTATCGTCAGCACCGTAGTCCATGATAGTATCGGGAATAAGGATATTACCATAGATAGTATCCTCATCGCCACGCCAGTGACTGAAACGACCGCCGGGAACAAACTCCGCGAGGGTTTCCAGATACCAGCGATTATCAACCGGAGCATACTTGTCGGTCACGAAAGCACGGCAAGTACCATCGGTGTAGGTACGGAGTCGGAAAGTCTTATCACGGTCGATTCGACGCAGAGCATTGTTACCAACGATAGCCATAGTATCGGCATCGCTAGCATCAAAGTTTTCGATATTACGCATCTCACGCAGGAACGACGAGGAAGTAACTTCCGTTCGCACACTGAACTGCTCAATAGCATGATCCGTAGGGCGGAACTTGCGACCATCGCCCAACTTGATAAAGAAATCGTTATCCTCGCTCACGCAAGAGATGTTCTTAGCCTCGACCAGAATATCCTCACGATTCTGAACCGCGACCTGAGCATCTTCCATCACCTGCTCATAAGTTTTAGTCTTAGCCCACCAATCCTTGTGGACATGCGTACCCTTCTCAAAACCAGTGCCAGTAGCACCTTGAAGGTTGCGAACAAAGTCGCCCTCGCTCTGCTTGCTCTTGATCGTCAGCGTATTATAATCAGTCATTATCATTCTCCTAGTAGTGGGTTATCAACTTCTCGTATTATACAGGGTCATTCGTCGTTGTCAAGGTCGGGCGGGAACATTTCGTCAAAACAATCTCCACAAGTCTGAGACAGGAGCAACTCCCTCTCATTGGGGGAGAGATATTCCATGGCCTCTTGAATAGGCATAGAACCACTCATCCAATCGCCAAGATCATACCTATTTACAAGTATATTGAACCACCGCCGACAACGAACACACTCAATGTCAACAGGCAGATCGTAAACCGCAGCAACCATAACTGTCTCCTTTTCACCAATGATACCATAGATATCGGCACTGTCAAGGGGTCAGCATTAGTTTTTTCTTCTTGACGCAAGTTGATGGTAGATAAGGACTTACGACGAGCGGGGCGGGCCGCGTCGGTCATAAACCCTTATGGGGCAACGACTTGCGGCTTGGCTTCTCTTACCTCTGTAATCTCCCACGATTCCATATAGGTACTATTTTCGTCTGGGTTATATGGCAACAGTCTAGAGCATTTTGCTACAGCGTCTGCGTCATTTTTACAATCACGCATAACAACTTGAATAGTAACGTAGTGGTACATCATGCCCTCTGGTAGTAGTTATCGAACACTTCTTGCCACGTTGGGAAATCGTAGAAAGGATCGCCCTCGTTTACACATTCTCCCGTAAGATTATTATATACATCATAGAAAGAGACATCGCGGCTATCCATATCACGCATAGAATCATAACACGCATAAACATCATAAGAAACATCGTCCATAACATAAGTAGCAACTCTTTCGTTCATCAGTCAGTCTCCCTATTTTCATTATCGGGCTGATTATACTCTCTAACGTCTAAGATATTATCTTCTGTCAACTGACCAAAAAACTCTGGATCTTCATATATACAACGGTTTATTCTATCCGCTATTTCTTCTTTAGTATTTACATCTGGCAGATTTACCAAATGAAAATGCATCATGATTTTGACTTCTTTGATATTCATACTTTTCCTAAATGTTTGAGAGGATATTGGTTACTTTATAAGTCAAACTATCCCGATTTACTTTTCTTGGTACAGCATACTCCAAACGAATATCATAATCATGAGTTCTATCAAGCGATCTCCCTAGGTGAAATGAAAACATATCACAATAGGGCGAGTAGGAGTCGAACCTACCTATGAACACCTTATAAGAGTGTCGGATGCAACCGGCTTACCTTTCGCCCCATAGGTGGGTGATGCACAGTATTGTACCATGCACCACCCACACCGTCAAGGGAGAATCACCGATAGCACTTCGCACCGAGCATCTTATCGCAGAGCAGGGTTCGCACGGTATTATCCATAGCACGAACCACGGCGTACTTGCCATTCGGACCAGTACCAACACGCTCAATACGACCCGTGTGGAACTTCAGCACATTCTTAGTACCATGCAGGGGATACTTACAAACAATGTGGCGATCCTTACGAAGACTAGCAAAGTTATTCATCATCACTCTCCCTTAGTAATAAACATCTTCTCAACTTCAGCGAGGGCATACACAGCCTTCGCACCATTCAACTCAAACGTAACACCATCACGGGCAATCTTCACAACCTTCCCGTACTTAGTATCGTCATTCAGACCAAGAACCTTCATCTTTTTTCTCCTGTTACCACCAACTATCATACACTACGGTCAGTCCATTGTCAAGAGCCTCTTTGGCTTTGCGACAAAACTCCAGATCCTGTTCCCGATAGTCATCGTCACTGTCACTACCAAAGAAAAACCCGGTAGTAATCGGCATCTCACGATAAGTAATATCGTACTCCAGCCTTACCAGATCTTCCTTAGTAAGTTCAACCGGAACACAGTTGAAATCGTCGCTATCTTCATGGGCGTTAGGGCGACCCTTACTTTCCCACAGCCGTTCCATCCAGCCTTGAAGATTGGGATGCTTACGCCAGTAGGCAAGTTCCCGCTTCTCTCCATTGTCAATAGCATATGCGAACTGATCAAGACCCATTGTAAACTCCTAGTTAGTGGTGAACAACCGACAACCTATACTGGTCTAACGTCCAGTAGCGTTTTTGACTTCCACCGCTTATAAGGTTATCGGCATTATACACGACGTTCTTTAGAAAATCAAGTGGTAGCCGTAGCGACCTCTGCCTCGACCTTCTTGGCCTTCGGCGGCTTGACCTTCTTCGGCTCCTTCACGCCAGCAACCCTAGCACGCCAGACCTTGAAACCCTGCTCCTTGAGCGACTCCACTTTGGCAGGATGCACGGCAGCAATCGTACCGATGCCATCAACAGCCGCGAGGAGCGTATCACGAACAGCCTGCGGCTCAATACCAACCGGCGAATCCGTCACAATATCGACCGTAAAAGAAAACTTCTGCATTGTAAAACCTTTCAAGTTAGTGTTATCAACCATTACTCCACTGATTATACATCTATTATCGGCCCTGTCAAGCGGATTCCTTGAAAAAATATTTTTTTGTCATAAGTCGTTGTGGGACAAGGACTTACGACGAGCGGGGCCAGCCCCCTTGGTTCTAAATCCTTAGTGGGTAAGGACTTAGATCAAGAGAGAAAACCTTCGCACCCCAGTTCTGTGAGTTCACGCAGCAGATTCTCAGCCGCTTCGTTATCACGCATCTTGAGTGTGTTCTTCCAACCACCCTTGAGCCAACGTCCAGAATCGTCGTACTGACCAACGATCACATCCGTCCAATCCTTGGCATCCTTAAGTCCCATGCCAGTAGCAGCACGAATAGCCTTGATGCACGGGATACGGTTATCGGTACTCATGCCACTAGTGATAGTGACATTGCAACGGTTATCGATCTTAAGAGCATCCTCAAAACCGCTCACAATCTTATCATAGATCGTGTCGTAGGACTCAATCTTGGAGATAATCCACATAGCCTCACGAACAGTCAGAGAAACGTTAATCATTGTATTTCCTATTAAGAGTTTTCGTAGACCAGTTCCACGTATTTATTAACCAGTTCACTTACCGATATCTCATGCAATCCAATCAACTCCTTGGCCTTATCTACGTGTTTTTTGCTCGTTGTCATCATACGAGAGTTAAAAAAGTTGATAACATAAATCATAGCCTGCTCCCTAGTCATAGTCTTAGGATCAGCACTAATCAAATCTTTGAAGTCTTTAGCCATCATTATTCCTCGTAAAATCCAACACGCCCCTCAGTTGTCCAGATTTCCCTGCCATCCTTAGATACCATTAGTCGTGGATAATCGTCAGGATAATCCTTTGCTGGTCGTTGCGGTTTAGGTTGTCCCTCATATGGCATCCACCACGGGGCATCCATACGATCTACTATACCGGGAGTTTCTTCACAAATCAAGATATGTTCACTTACTGGATCATCACGATGAATCTCATACCGCCCTTGCCACACGCCAATGTATTCGCCAAAGTAATAAACCTTTTGGCCATTGATAGGGCGACGAGGCCCGAAAAAACTAATCCATTCCATACTCTATTCCTTTTGCAGATAATACTCTGGCATAATAGAACCAGTTTTAGGACACACTACTAGTTTTGGCATTTGAATACCAAACGACTCATGCATCACTTCATTTGCTGCCTCATGCCACCCTATATGACATTCAGCAAAGTTTGGCAAAGAATACTTCTGTAGAAAATCCCCAAACTCAGAATACGTTTCATCCTGCCAGTAGGCGAAGATAGCCTTTCATTTGATCGTCGTTCATCATGGTTCTCCTTATGCTGCTATTCTATCATCTATTATCGGCACTGTCAATCGTTATTTCCGTTTACTCTTAGCCAAGGCTTTGTGTCGCGTCGCGGCTAGACCGATTTTTATAGTTACCTGCCGCACGGAATAACACGGCTGAGTAAGCAACTGTAATCAACTCTTGTATTCTACACTCTATTATCGTCCTGTCAACCCCTAATCCTTAAAAAATATTTTTCTTCATAAGTCGTTTGGTCATAAGTGTTTAGAGCTAGCGGGGCGGGCCAGACTAATCCTAAGTCATTTATTTACAAGTAGTTGCGTCACAAAGATCCTTCTTCCATGAGTAACTAGGGTAGGATATTTGGTTTCATCGTAGGATGTATTGAGAGGATCATTGGCCTTAGTCCAAAAGGGGGTAATCTTGGGGTCATACTGGAGTTCATCTCCGTAAGAATGATCAAGATCGTCGTATTGACCATAGGTATGAACGTCATAAGACGAGCAACGAACGCAACCAGACACATCCCTACGCTGACTAGCGAATACTTTCTCAGCCTTATTACGTTTGTTCTTTAGAACGCAATCGTGCATGACAAAGTAAAACAACTTGCGGTCATAATAGACAACATCATTAGATGACAAATCTTTGACTTGCCAATGCTTATAGTGTTGACCAGCCCCAAGATGAAAACGAATATCAAACATCACGCTTCTTCCTCCATCATCTCAAAGAACTCGTCCATACCATACTCATTCCATAGTGCTACAGGAATAATATCCTGCTTATTATCCATATCACCATATTCAATATAGTTGTCAACGCCGTTATCCCAAATACCACAGTAAGCCATTCCCGGTTCAAAATATGAACCACGAACATTATAATCCAACTCTACAAGTTTTTCATAGAACTGAATAGGGGGCGACCATGCGGTATTGAATGACACCGCAACCTTACCATCTTCAATCTTAGCAGGATCGTCAAAGTTTTTATCTCTACCAAAGTCCCACTTGGTTCCCCAGTTGTTGATTTGCCATTTATACCAATAATCTGGATTACTTTCATCCATAATAGGCTTACCATTCTCATCTTTGGGGGATGGCAGATAATGGTCGCACGTATTGCCTGAGTTATATGCGTCAACAAACTCTTGCAACTTCGCAGTATCGCTATGGGAAATATACAGATTATTCATACACCAGTTAGGCATTAGACATCTCTTTCTTCAATGACGTTAGAGGAACCACAATCCATACATTGACAGTTATCATACGGGCCACCAATGACGTTACCATCTTGGTCTACCCATGCGTCATAACCTATACGGTCACTCTCGCACTGTTCACATATCATACTCATCACGCCACCTCCTGTCAATAGCCTTGCGAGTACGTTGACGCTTGGGACGGTTATCAAAAACCGTATACTTGTGTTCTTGGTGTCCCTGCCGCATTTCCCACGGCATAACCTTCTTGACCTTAACCACGTTGCGGCGTGGACGCATATCTTCGTTGTTGTGGAGCGTAATCATACCATATTCCGTTTTCGTGTTGATAGTAAACTTTGTCAGTATTAGGATCGTAAGCCATCAGACAGTATTGTATAGGGTAGTTTGTTTTTGTCAAGACCTCAGTTTTAGAAACTTCTGGAATCTTGAACGTGCCATTCTGCACATCCCTAATACCTCCATACACCAATCCACATAGGGTAATAATCACGCCAATCCACTGAATCATATGACTGCCTTCCTTTCTCATATAAGGATTATCGGCGTTCTGGTTCAGAAACTTTAGGCTGGCTGACTATCCGTACAAAAATGATCTTGGTGTTTAGGCAGATACACTTCCCCATTCCACACAATACCTACGAACACTCTTTCCATATGTACCTATCCTACCATGCTTATCGGCATTGTCAAGACTTTTCTGAAATATTTCCTAAGTCTTTATCTGGTAAGGGTTTACGTCAAATCTCCCCGGCCCCGTTCGCCGTAACTCTAATGGCGACAAGGGTTTACGTCACATTTTCCAACCGGCCTCTGCCGCGACGAGTTTAGTAGGGATAACAATAGTATCTGGCAAGGCTGTAGCATAGTCTTTCATGCCACGCTCATCTATATAAAAGTGTTCATCTAATACATCAAACTTATTAGTTTCCCCTAGTGCTACAATCGCAGCCCCTAGTGGATCTTTGTCTGTAGAGTAGATAAGTTCTAGCGTGTTAGACTTAATATAATACTTAGGCATAACAAGGCTTTCCTTTCCTGCATGATACACAATAGCACCGATCTTCATTAACGATACTTTCATCGCCCGTGTCGATCACTACCATGATCTTGTATCCATCACGCACAACGTACCCAACATTACCAAGGTGATGATCTCCAAAAGAAAATCCTTTATCTTCACACTCATTAACAAGACTCTCAATCTCTTCTGAGTACATTTTTTCTTGTTCGTAATAGTTATCACGGTCACGCTTAATAGTCTCGGCCATTTCTGTCATGAAGCCCCACTTGGTAAGTGTACCATTCGCATGACGAACACGGCATACATCACTGTATACATACGGGGCAAGATTATGCTCGGCCAGTTCACTCTGGTTCAAGTGTGCAATCTTTGCGTCCTCTTTACTATTAAAGGTTTTGAAACCCCTATCCATGCGTCTAACTTTATAAAATACCGACGCACACCCTGCACCACTCTTTTTCTTATTAAGAACGTACATTACGATAAAATCTCCGTATGAATATATTCCATTTCTCTTTCGCAGTCTACACAGTAGGGTTCACCCATTTCCGAATAATACCACGGTTCTACAGTAGCATGAGCATCACAATCTGGACACTCCCACTTATGTCTAATCTTTTTATCATCAATAATAACCCACATGGTCAACTCCCTAGGCTAATAACTACGGTATCATCATACTTGCCAAAGTCCAGAATAACTGGAGTGTCTAGCCCATCGTCAATAATAGACTGTAGTTGAGACTGACTAATAAGCGTATCGGCATTAGTACCAAAGCAAACGTCACTATGACAAATACAACCTATAACAGCATGATAGTCTATCTTATTATGTTCGCATACATCTCGTAGATCAAGATAATCCCAAGTATAACTTTTCATATTTATCCTTAGTGAGAGGGAAACAACACGTTAGCCAAACCGCGAACGCACAAGTCACATGATACACTACCCTTCGTTGGAGTGCAAGTGACAACGCCACGACCACGACGAATCTCGGGGCAAGTGACAAACTTCTCTCCGTTCAGCACAACAAGTTTGGGCAATGCCTTACGCCACTCAGCAGCAGCGGCTTTACGCTTGGGACGCTTCTTGGCAATCTTTTGGTCGCTATCGCACCACGCGAACAGTTTAAACCCTTGAGCCTTTGCCTCATTCATGTCGGAATCATTGTGGACGCTAGCATATACATTCATATACTTCTCAAATGCCACAAGGCGACTATCGTAGATATGCGTATAAAACCACATATCGGGCAATGCCGTACCTTCCGACACAATACTATCACAAGCCCACATTACATTCTCAACATAGTTAGTATCCAACTCACCATTGAGAAACCAATCGCCACGCTCATGCCAGCGAATAGACTTACCCTTGCGAATGGCTTCCAGAATCATCGCACGAATACGGTTCTTTTCTGTGATAAGATTCATCATACCAGCAGGGCGAACATTAGGATACATCTTCTCGGTTTGCTCGGCATAGCAACCGTCACCAAGAAATGCACAACTAGGCGGGCAAGTATCCCCAACGGGACGCGAAACAACCAAACAACCATTGCCAAGTTTATCGTTACCGTCTGCGACTTTCATGATTCTCTCCTGTGTATGCCATCATTCTACACTCTATATCGGCATCGTCAAGAGAAATCTTTAGAGAGCAAAGCGTGTGCCAAACCTAGAAAGTTTTTTGTGTGGCACTTGGCATGAAAAACGCGGCCCGCCCCGTCTGCCGTAAATCCTTGAGAGATAAGGACTTAAGAGAAATGACCCCACAGGGAATCGAACCCTGATTCTCGGAGCGAAAATCCGATTTCCTAACCGTTAGAAGATGGGGCCAAAGCACACAGGGTAGGATTCGAACCTACGCAGAGCAAATTAACAGTTTGCGGCACTACCACTATGCTACCTGTGTAAAATACTATTCTGGATACTTACAAAACTCTATACCAACATGTCTGGCATCATTTGTTTGTCTCATAAATGTTCTATTTCTGTGACAGTTGCAACACACTACGTCACACTTATCTATTTCTTCTTTTATCTTTTCTAGTGCGGTACTATGTTGTGAGAACTCAGATATATTAAAACTTTTATTATCACCAGTATGGTCAAACTCTAATAACCAATATGGATAGTCTTCCCCACAATCTGCACATTTTTTACCAGACTTGTATTCTTGAATATATCTCTTTACTTTAGTTCTGTACTCTTTAGTTCTATTTTGTGTTTTATCTTTCTGCCCAATACCAATATGATATGCTATTGTTCCTTTAGAGCATCCAAGTTTGGCTTGTATTTCTCTATAAGATAATCCTTGGTTTTTAAGTTCTAATATCTGTTCTTTAACTGTTGGTTTCATCTTTATCTCCTTTGTATACCTTATTATACACAAACTGAGAGTAAAGATTCGAACCACTAAATGCCCGAGTAGGAATCGAACCTACAACCAGCTGATCCAAAGTCAGCCGCTCTACCATTTAAGCTATCGGGCAACAAAAAGCCGACAGAGGGAATCGAACCCCCGACAGGTTGTTTACAAAACAACTACTCTACCCCTGAGTTATGTCGGCTACACCGCAACTCAACCGTCAGCCTCCGACCCATAAATGTTGTACCATTCCTCGCTATCATCATAATCTACAATGTCCGCGTCATATTCAAGTTCCTCATATTCATCGTAATCGGGAACGAATGAGAGTTGCTTCATAACATTCTCGTTGTATAGAACATGGTCAATATCGCGGGACATTATATTCTCCTTATGATGATGGTAGGGGCATATCTCTATTATACTCTATACACGGGAGGTTATCAATGGGTCATGTAGGATTCGAACCTACGACCAAAGGATTAAAAGTCCCTTGCTCTACCAACTGAGCTAATGACCCAAAATGTACGGGTTATGCCATACTCGGCTTTGCATTTAACCGTGGTTTCTTTGATATCATTCTACCAACGGCCCGTACAGTTGTCAACTATTCAAATAACCTCATCTGTCCGTCATTTTCTACGATAGGATTGAAATCCAGTAGTTCGTTACCATCATCATCTTCATAGCCATAAGTTGTATCTTCAACAATCTGACGTATACGCTCACGATATTCCTCATCGCTATGGTTTTCCAGCCAAGAGTCAAGCAGATCATTAGCCAGTAGATCGTTCACGCATAGAGTAAAGTTCTCGGGCCATGCGTTAGTCTCGTCACGCCAGATAGCCCTCATCTCAGACGCAGTAAAGATATCAAATATGCCCATAACCTTATCGTCCTTTCTTGTCTACAAAGTTTACTCTAAAATGGAAGGTCTGTCAAGTCATTTTGTCGCTGACTATCTGCACAACATCGATCTTCATTCTTTGGGAGAGACTCTCCCCCGCAAAGTTCCCCGTTTACCCAAGCCTCCCATTCCTCCCAAACTACCAAGTCTGCCGACTCCTCGCACTGTACCCAATCGTCCCATTTTGACATACCATAACTCCTTATGCTATGCGGACTTACGTAGCCTACCATATTATCGGCGTTTGTCAAGCCCGACTTGAAACTTGTTCTAAGTCTATATATATCAACACTTTACGACGAATCCGGCCCGCCCGCCGCGTCCTAAACCCTTGCGGGCAAAGGACTTACGGCGAGTTTCTTAAAACAAGTGAGCGACACCCATACTGTACAAAAGATTACCAGTTAGTGTACGCCTGCACATGTCACTACGCTCTGCATAGAACTGTCGATAGTCACCGTTTGACATTTCGCATGTAACAAGCGTAGGGCTACGCTGAAACTCTTTGTCATATTGACGATAATCACTAGTCCAGTTAAGACGCGAGATTTCAGTCTGCGTCAACTTGCGAACACCTACAACCTTCGCAAGATAACGCTCGTAATCACCCGTTACTGGCTGGAAGTATCGAAAGTTATAAACAGTACCAATAACAGCATTAGTAAGGCTATCATGCACACCTCTATATACATTGAAAAAGAAAAAGCACAGTAGAGCAACGCAAGAAAGGGTAAGCAAACCGCCAAACAAAACGATATCATTCATTATTAACTCCTTAGTGGGCAAAAACGTCATCTTCTACAATATCATCGGCATCTTCAGCAAAGCAACTTGAGTTTACTTCGCTAGTGTCGATGCCGCTATCATTCCACGCCACATTATCTGGCGTTTCATATGCAATCGCTCCACCTTCACGGCGAAGGTACTCTTGAAACTCATCATAGTTGGAGCAACTGCGAGAGAGAGCATAAAGCCCCTCGTCGTTACTAATCCAGAGGCACACGTTCCACGTTTCATAGTTAGCGTAGCCGTTATACATCAGAAATCCTCCCCGTAGTAACCGTAATCCTCATCGGTTCCCCAACCGGCTGATTCCATCGCTGAATCGTGGTCGCCATCCATGCTATCATCGTAGTCGTCTTCATCGAACTCTGGCGAATCATCCTCAAAATCATCAAAATGATTCTTTCGATCATCGTCGTCGTGAAAATCGTTATAATCGTCATAAAGGGGATCTGGGTGACTCATCTTTTTCTCCTGTTCAGAAAGTGTACCACACGGCACCACGCTCGTCAACCATATGCACGGGTTCAAAATCGGCGTCGGGATAAATCTCATCGGCCATCTCATCGGCCAGCCCCGTGACTTCTGCATAGTCCATCGGGTGACAGGTCGGCTCATCAATCGGCTCGACCATCGGCTCCACTGCCTGCTCCGTTGCGAGTTGAGCAAGGAAAGCGTTCACGGCGTTGGTATCTTCAAAGAAACTCATTTTCATTTCTCCTTGGTATGCCATCATTCTACACTAGATTATCGGCCTGTCAACCCCACCACCTACAGTTTTTTTTCCTTACAATGCTGTCAGAAAAATCGTGGTATTTTGGCACACGCTTTGCTACGTGCAACTATCATGCCAAACCCCAACGGCACACGACTTGCGTTAGGATTTGTTCTAAGTTGTTGATACGTAAGGACTTACGGCAAACGCGGCCCGCCCCGCTCGTCGTAAACCCTTGTCAGATATAGAGTTACGTCAACTGTTCACAAACCAAGCCGCAGCCACCCCCACAAGGAAGGATGCCACCAGTGTACACTTGTCCATAATAGTCATGTTACTATTCCTTATTACTATTTACTGGAAAAACAAGGTCAGAAACAAGGTAAGAACCAATAACGCCAGCAATAAATCCCACACCGATTTGTACCCAGTTAATATCGACCATCCTTGGCCCTTTCTTTATGAAACTAAAATGTTATCTTCAAACGGAGTACCATCCTGCAAAAACCATTCGTAGTTTTTCTGGTACACGCGAACCGGACTATACTTGTTGATACGATCCTTTGTTGTGCTAGTTCTCCACCCGTTGGTGTTCAACTTATAAAGCCCGTTAGGATAAATAACAACCACCTTTGTACCGTGCAGTTCGATTGCAACGCTACCATCGTGCTGAATGTAAGCGTAGGTATTGTTTCCCACCTTACGCTGGCCACGATTCCGCTTGCCCAAAACCATCTTAGTCGCTTCGGCGTGAGTCATGTTCTTTTCCTTCTGGGTGATGTTCTCTTATCGACATTCTACACTATCAAACTTGAGTTGTTAACTCCGTAAACTTCACATCCGCACCCATACCATCGGGCCATCCCCACTTTTCCCATGCCATTCCCCACGCTTCATTAGACGTAGAAGCGGACAGTCGATCCAGTTCCTCGTCTGTCCACATATCAGAAACCACAACTGTAAATGTATGATCTGTCATTTTTGTTTCTCCACAGATTATATCGACATTCTACCGTGCGAAACTTGAGAAGTCAATAGGTATTTTTTGTTTTGTTGCAACTGCTTATCGGGCAAGAGTTTACGTCAAACACGGGCCTTGCAACGTAAAGTCTTACGTCGCATGGCTTTATGTCAGTTGAGATTAGAGCAGCCGTAGTCGTCAACCACCACTTCGCAACCCAGATTCTCCAGTTCCTTCACGGCCTTGAGAACATCTGCCTTTGCCCCCGTGATGGTGGCGGGGGTGCCAGCCACACCATCCTTCCATCGGTGATCATTGTTGTAGTATCCGTCCTTACCAAGCACAATCTCGACGAAATCCTTTGCCTCACGCAGTCCGAATCCCAGCGTATTCTTGAACACGGCGATAGCCCTAACCTTGTGATCCTTGGGAACGCATCGCAGGGTCAGGTTCAGGCGATTGGTGTTGCCGATGTTGAGTCCGCGTCCCTTGAAGGCGTTTTCGATAGCGGTGGCGATATCGTCCCTCACATCCAGCGGGAGCGTGACATTACGCAGCAGCAGCAGGGCGTTGGTGATCGAAAGGGTCAGGGCGATGGTGTCCATTGTGAATCCTTGTGATGATGGTGTTGTGGTGAGCGTATTCTACTACCTATTATCGGCTTTGTCAAGTTGTCACAGAGCGATCATGCATCATTCGCTGAACTTGCAAAGCCGTCAGCACTTCAAGAATACGCGGAGTCATAGCAACCTGAGACTTGTAGCGATTCCTAGAAATCTCGTCAAGATACTCGCTGTTAGCAAGTTTTTCGATTTCTCGCAGGTTGCAACGCAGACTCACGTTCAGCAACTCCAGTTCAGCAAAGTTCAGATCCAGATTCACATTCATCATTTTCTTTCTTTCTTTCTCTTATTATACCAGACTTTTCCGCCGCCGCAACCCCCCTACTGAGGGATCGGCCAAATCTGTACGTCAGCCTCACAATGTTCACCGCAAGAGGGACAAAGCCCATGCTCCGCGTGAACCGGAGTCATTTCAGCACCACAACAATCGGAAACGATAAGGATTTCATTCATCATCTTAAACTCTCTCTTTCTTATACCTATATATAGAGCAATCGGTGTGCCAAACATAGATTATTTTTTTGTGCATTTCGACCGGGAAAAACGCTATGACATTTTTTGTGCTTAGATATTGAGCGTAGCATTTTGCAACACCCTGTAGCATTTTGCGTTAGTGATTTTGGCCGCGAAACTGTGGTAATGTAGCATTTTGCAACACCTACCATTAGAGGGGGTGACATTTTTTAAGCACCGGTGCAAATGGCACACGGTTTGCTTACCCGGTTACATAGGATAAGACTCGCCCTAAGTCCTTATCTCACAATGGTTTACGTCAAACGCGGCCCGCCCGATTTTTCGTAAGTCCTTATTTATCAAGGATTTACGTCGAGACGCTGTTCAGCGGTGTACGGATGTCACCCCTCCGAAAAGGGGGAGACTTCCTGCCCGCAAACAGCGAGGGTTTCGTACTGGCAACGCAGAGCCTCAACACGCTCACGCGAACCGGGCTTGCCAACCTTAGTGATCATAAGATCAGCACCCCCACCAAATCGGGGGTCAATCTTTTCGCTCTTGCTCTTGCTACCCCTGCTAAGAGCCTTGCGATTGAACTTCAAAACCTTCTCGCTACGGATCGGGCCGTAGGCACCATCCGCAAGGGACGGCTGGTGAGGGATTGCGATGCCGAGAAAGCACAACCTAGCCTGACGCTTGGCATCTTCGATGATCTTGAACTTGGTAGCCATTGTCGTTTTCCTCTTGGTGATGAATGGATTCTAGAAAGTTTTTCCCGCCGCATCAACCCCCACAGCAGGAGTATTACTCATCCCCCCACGACGAGGGATTTTCTACCTTCACGCAGTAGTCGTTCAGTTTCTGGTAGTAGGTGTCGGCAGAGCGGAGCAGCACGGTTTCAGGATGATTGTTCAGCCTCACGAACCATCCGCCACCACCAGAAGCCAAGATAGCAACGATGGTGTTGTCTGGCATCATTTCATCGATAGCGTCGAGAATCTCGTTAGCGGTAATGATTCGGCCAAGCATTTCAGAGAGCCTTTTCAACTGAGGGAATCGGACCAAATGCAGCACGGAGAGCAGTATACGATACTGCGTCCTCAAAGTCAACCCACACATTTTCTCCACCGTCAACAGGGATCACATAGTATGCGATCACTTCGCCGTCGTTGGTGCGAGCGATGCTATCCACCTTACCGTAGGCGTAGGCGTAGGCGTCACCCGTGCGAAACTGAATCATATCACCCTTGCGAATATCCATTTTTTCTTTCTCTCTTGTGTTGTGATGATGATAGCAGATTTTTCTGGCCTGTCAAACCATTTCTTGAGAATAGGTCAGTTCGTCAAGATCGATCCACAGATCGCACTTTCTTTTTTCGCTATTGCTGTAGTATTCCACTTTGATAGCAGCGGGTTTGACTCCATCATCATCCCTAGCATCGATGATCACAGCCGAAACAAATGGCTCAGTGTCGTCTGTGCATTGAACGTAGTAGGGAAG